GCAATATCTGACGACCAATGTCACGAGTAGTATTAATTTCAAGACATACGTTTGCCATATCAAAAGGACTAACGTGTCCTTCTTCCATGCAGTAGTAAAGCAGGCGGGTGTTGTCGCTGGTTTGATTGGCTGGATTACTAACCCGTGCCATAAACATAATTTGTTTATCTATGTCTGGTGTAGCCCATTGTATTTTTACATTAAGCTTTTTGCGCTGCTCAATCTCTCGTTCGATGCGCTCAAACTCGTCTTCTTCAGTCATTGTTGCGCTCCTTCAATATGTTGAGTCATTTTTCTTCCTTAAGATAATTTGGGCTTTGTACATTCCTGCGCGATACGCCATTTTTGACTTTAGATCAAATTCAGCAGACGCTATTGCAACTTCTTCATCCGTCAGTCCCTGCCACGGGCGCTGTGCTGCGGGTGGGGTGGTGTAGAGTTCATAGTCTCCTTCTGGTAAATCGCCGTTGTAATCAAAGTCAAAGTTTGTCATTGACTTACTTCCTCGGTGATACCGCACAGACAGTGAACCCACCGGCTCCTGCTCTGGCTGTGCCAGTGCGGCTTTCAGGGCGGTGATAACTTTGTGATTGAGTAGGATTTGCATGTCCGTTGGACTGCTGTAGTACCTGTGCAACTCGCCCGTTAATTTAACCAACGCCTCCAGCGCCAGATTTGCGGCTTGTCTTAAGTCAGTCATTTCATGTTCCTTCCAACCTCTGCCGCTGCCCTTGTGATGGCGCGGCGGGTTGCTGCGTAGGGGTCGGGATCGCATTCATCGAATCCCAAGTGGCCGAGCATGGTGCCGAAAGGATATTGGACGTGAATATTATTGCCTGTGCTGGTGTCGAGAACCATCCGCAACTTCACCGCCAGCCGTAGCGCATCGCCGTCATCTTCAAGTGGGTTCCATTGGTTAAACTCAATCCGCATCTTTGCCTCTTCCAGCCCACAAGCCTTGGACGCAAGTTCAAGTAGTTCTCTGTCAGTCATGTCTTCTCTCCTGTGATGCCGTGGGCGCGCTCAGTCGCTCGGAGAACCCACAAAATCAAATCGGCACGCGTCATGTGATTGTGATTGGTAGGCAGCAAGTCCCTTGCTTCCTCTTCCGTTAGCGGCTTGCGCTGTGCTGATGGGGTGGTGTCATATACAGGCAGAGTTCCGAACAGCTTTGCCACCGGCTCCTGCTCTGGCTCCAGTGCAGTGCGGAGGTTTTGTAAAACAGCGGCGTGTCTATCAAATGCCATCCCACTCTCCAACGCCTCCAGCGCCTGCATCGCGGCTTGTCTTAGTTGGTCATTCATGGTTGCTCCTTAATGTTGTAAGCCTGCTCAATGGCTCGGGCAAAGTCAACGGCTCCTGCTCTGGCTGCTCCAGTGCAGTGCGAAGGGCAAGTGCCGCCCTCACTTGAATGTCTGGATTCTCAGAGTCCAACGCCTCCAGCGCCATACGGATGATGTCTTCTTTAGTCATTTCAATATCTCCCGCTCAAGCACCTCGGTCGCATCGGTCAACTGCTCATACAAGTAGTCAGGTAGGGTTATCTTGCTCACCAAACTTGCACTCTCCAGTGCCGACAGTAGGCGCATGATTTTTAGCATCTCTTTCTTGGTCATAGCAGATACCCCAACCAAAAGCAAAACGCAGCCAGAGAGACTAGCGTGATCAGCACCGCGATGCCAGCCTCCAGCCACGGATTCATGTACAGGTCTTCGATGTCGTCGTCTTTGATTTCGTCGTTCATTTCTGTTCCCTCTCTTTCAGCATTTCGTCAGCAATTTGATAGGAGCGCAGGCAGACATCAAAGCCCGGTCTATTGATTTCAATCTCTCGGGCATAAGTCAATATCAATGACTGCATCGCCTTTGCCGCAAAGTAATCGCGCAGGGTCATGCCTGTGTATTCGTGGTGTTCAAAATCCGCGCTCGGAAACGCTGGACCTCCTGTGGTACTCATGTCCGGTTCCCCTGTTCATAAGGATCGTTAAGAAGTTCTTCATATTGTTTTTGTAAATCTGCAATACAGTCTTGCAGCAAGTCAAGCTTCACAACCATGTGAGATTCGATAAATACTTTACTATATTTAACAACACCTTCTCCTTTATTTTCGTTCCATTTCAAAGATATCATATCATTCCTCTCATTGATTGAGCAAGTGTACTACCTTTTAAAGTAGCTTTCATATACGGTGTCAAACTTTGTGGCGTCGAATGCCCGGACAAAGCCATGATGTTTGGCAGAGGTACACCAGCCTCCACCAATTCTGTAATTGCGGTACGCCGCAAGTCCATTAATTGCAGCTCAGCAGGTATGTTTGCTTCACTCATTATTGTCTGTGCCACCCTGCTGAGGTTGGTTAAGCTGTAAGGTAACAAGCCACCCTTGCCGTCTTCCTGTGACGACGGTGCCATGTAACGCTGCCAGCCATAGTCTTTGTGCTGCTCTGCAAGCATGCTACGAAGATCGCTTGATGTGGGCAGAGACACCCTAGCCCGTCGCTTGCTTTGTGTTAATGTAAGCACACCAGTATCTAAATTGTACATGTCCCATGTCAAGTTACGCATGTCACCTAAACGCTGTCCCCATTCATAAGCCATGTAAACAATTAGACCAACGCTACGCTTGTTGAATGTAGCAAACGACACATCCATGAACGCTTTCAAATCGTCTTTGCTCCACACAACACGACGGGGCTTGTCTTGTCTACGTAGTATTTTAGAGAATGGATTAAACGTAATGTATCCAAGCCTGATGGCAAAGTTAAACACAAGCTTGTACACAGATACACAATGGTTCGCTAGCGATACACTGTGAGTGGCGTGTTCGTCATACAAGCGCTGACACATTGGTGCTGTGATGTTACACAACATTGTAGACATGATGGGGGTGCTACCTAGTTTGCTTCCTTTCCAGAAGTTTAAATAATAAACATAGTCTTTCCTGCTCTTTTGCGACAACTTAGCATATGAATCCGTTGCAATATAGGCACGGATTAAATCTGCAACAGTGGCTTTGGTTGTAAGGTTGGCTAAGTATTTCTTGTCGCTTCTCCAATCATCATACGCAGCATTAAGCTTTGCAGCCTGTGCCACAACATCTGTGTAGTTGTCACCCATCACATGCCTCACAGCCACACCGGCTGCAATGGCTGCTGCTGGTGGGTTGTAGCGATAGGTGCTACCCTGCTTCATCACATAACGTGGCAACATGTTATTCATTCCCAAGCCGATAAAGCGTCAAGGCGTCAGCATAGATGGCATCGTGGCTGTACAACACGTCAAGCCAACGCTGAGGGATGCTGCTGTAGCCATAGATACGACCAGCAATCATACCTGTAACAGCACCAACGGTGTCAGCATCACCTCCTTTGTTGACGGCGTGGACAAGAGCGTCTTCAAATGATGATGTGGCTGCAATGGATTCCCATGCTGAAGCATAGCAACCCATCACGGTGCCGCTGTCTTCTTTGATGCCCATGTCAAACAGCTTTTGATTGCCTATTGTGGCACCATCAAACAACTCTTCTGCTAGTGCAGCGCTGTATCTAACACACTTACCAGTGCCGTGAGTGAGCAAGCCACCAGCAACAGCCTCAGCAATTGCCATAGTTTTGTTGTTGTGGTTGAACAATATGTGTGGAGCCATTCGCATGATGCCACCATTGCCGTCTGTCATGAGTGATGATGAGCCACCATAGGGACGCTTGTTAGTGGCTGCAAGCATAGCCTCGGAGGTGGTGGTGCCAACGTCAAAGCAATAATTGCGAGTGCCAAACTCACCTGTTTTACGCCACCGCTTGAAGCTCTGCATAATCACACTAGGTGCAAAGCGTTTGTAGGCTATGTAGGCATCAGCAATTGCCATCGCCATTGCCGTATCATCCGTGGTTTCAGCAACTCCTAGGTTGTGCACACCGCCGCCAATCATTTCGGTTAGCTTGTCGCCAGTGTTTGGCTCAGTGAACTCAAGCGGTCCACCTAAAGCATCACCTATAGCGAGTCCCATGAATATACCAATTGCGTTATCTTGATTCATATTTTCCTTATGCGCTTAGAAACATAAACAAACTGTGATGTGGCACTCTTATGCAACCTACAGCATAAGAGCACCCGTCGTAATGGTTAAGCAGCAATGGCGTCAGCAATGTCCCACAGTTCTGAATTGATACGAACATGTTCCTTGATGGATGACACATTACGTGCCTTCCTCATGTGCCCTTCAGGGTGTGTGGCGTTCAAGCTCTTGACGAATGCATTGCCACGGATAACACCCTCTTGAATGCGGTTGAACACAGTGAACGCATCCATCATGTTGTCTTGCACTCGCTGTGGCTGCAGCACATTGTTCACAGTGGTATGTGTTGCAAACACACCCTTCGTTTGCCCATCAAACATGTCCCAACGGGTAGCCACACCACGCTGAGCAATGTCATATGCATCATCAATCGTGAGAGTGATGCCACGCAGTCGCTCCATACGCTCCATCAATGTAGGCAGGGTATCCACCGTCTTACGCAGCATGTCTTCAAAGCCTGACAGAGCTTTGCTGTGATAGACACGGCTCTGAAACCCGTTGCCGGCAATGATGCCATTGCTGCAGATGAACCGGAAACAACCAGCGAAAAGCTTCACACTGCCAGTGCCATCGTGGCTGTTGTACAGGATAATTTCAGGACGAATGCCAGCGCTTTCGTCGTTTGTTGCAGGCTTAGCAAAGGCAACCATGTGGCTTGCATGATCAACAGCATCCACCATACGGCTACGCTTCTGTGCTGCTTGCACTGGCTCATAGCCGTAGTCTGCCAGCACAGGGATGATGTCGCTGGTATGCAACGAAACGTAGCGGTCAGTGAGGCGTCCTGCCTTGGTTGTGCTGTACACAGCCGGTGCAAGCTGAGCAATACGCTCTTGGGACAATGCACCGTTGTTGGCAGCACGGGAGAAGATGACATGTTTAGACATGATATGTGTTTCCTAAAAGTTGTTGAGGAGGGCTGGATTGTGCAGACTTAAAAACTATTTGTCAAACGACGGCAGAATAGTTGACAAGTTTGCAAGGCTATTGCGGTGCTTTCAATGGCACAACGGGTGTGCTTGCACCGAAGTGGATGATGTCATTTGAGGGCAATGTGCGGCACAGGCTGTACATACCGTCTACGTGGTCGAAGTAGTACGCAACGTCATCGAATGTGAAATAGCTTTGACGCGGCAGCTTGTACAGGAGCTGCACAGGCAAGCGCTCAAAGGTGGCAAGGTCGTGTTCGTTAAGCATGTGTTCTTTCGTTGTGTTGTTGTGCTTCAAGCAAGGCATCAAGTCTGCCTGCTCTTTCACCTAAAAGGTATTTGTCTCTGTCCTCTACGCTGTCGTACCAATAGTGCTTGTCGCACAGGCCGGCATAGCCATCGTGGCGTACAGCTTGGACATGTCGGTGTATGTTTGTGTCATGTGTTTCCTTTCAGGAGAGTGCAGCAAAATCGCTGCGGTGATGCATTGTAAACGCTTTAAATAAACCTTGTCAACTGTAAGGTTATTTCAGTATGCTGCTAAACCTTTCGTAGCCCCTGATCTTGCTGTCATTGTTGCTTGTTTTTTCACGGAATATAACGTTACAACCAGCGCTTTCCAGTGCCCTATGTACCAGCGGCAGGTCGCAGTCGTCTTCAAGATAGACATTGTCACGCAGCTGGTAGCTGTACTCGCTGATTAGGTGTTCAACACCCAAGCCTAACAATACTTCACGCTTAATCTTCCCCCAAGCATGACCCGGGTCAGCATACACTGTAATGGTGAATTTCTTATTCATTAGATATTTTTTTTAGGTGTTGATAGCGACTTAGCAAGTGTACAGGCATCATTCATTTCATCTGCAGTGAAACGGTTTTGCTCAATCCAATTGTTTGCTAATGGATTGAACGTGCTTACAAGTAGCACAGTCGTGCTATCAATTGTGCATGCTGTGATGCGGACATTTGCGCCGAAGTAGTGGTGCCTAAGCTTGCTGATGTGTGTCATGCTGGCACCTCCTCGATAGTGTCGGTAATCACAAACTCACCACGGTCCCCGTTCCAAGTGCAATCGGGCAGCGTGATTTTGTAAAATTTGACCACCTCCATAACCTCGGCCTTGGTCTTTTTGTAGTCGCACAAGGGTGAACCTTGATAAATCAAAATCCAGCCGTTTTTTGAGTAGCTGAGGTGTGATTTCATGCTGGCACCCCATCGTGAAAACCTAGCCTCAATTCAGTGCCGAGGATATCCCCCATAAGCCACCAGCCAACGGTTTGACTATTGGGCATGAGTCCGTAGACATGGACTTCGCCATTGCGAGTTATGCGGTAACGGCCTACGCCATACTTGGCACGTAGGGCGGCACGTAGGGTTTTGATTGGTATGTTTTTCATGGTGTTATGTCCTTTGTGTGTGTAATAATAGTCGTTACAGGTGGTTGTGTATATCTTTGCAGTCGTCGAAACGCTGCAGCCTCTGTAGCATACACAGCAAAGTTTACCCAGTCGTCGAAGTCTGGACGATAGCGCTGCAGCATGTAGCAGCCATCAAGCGGAATCATTCTGACACCTGTATCATACATAAATGAATCCTTTCTTTTCGTGGACAATGAGGGCTGCTGTGTCGGCTGTAAGCACAGGCTCACCAGTGCCACAGAGAACAAAGGTGTTGCCTTTGTATGGGTTGTATGTGACTCGCTCACTGCCAACGCTGTCTAGGCTGTCCACAAGTGTGCCAACGACACCAGCATGTACATTCTTGCGCTGTTCTTTGAGAACACGCTGACGCCCTGCCTCTGACACCTTGAAGGTGACGTTGGTCAGTGCCACAAAGGCAGCATGCTTGATTACAAGGCCCTTGCTTGGCCCCTCAAGCGCTCTGACGCTAAAGCATTTGCGATGCAGGTTGAAATAGACGAAGACTTTCATGTGTGTGTCCTTTCAGGAATGGTTAAAAACTTTACGTGAAACGATACCATTAGCGACAAGTCTTGGTGTTTCGTATCGCAGGGCATCGCTCAGATGATACATATATTTTGCATCTTTAATGTAGAAAATACTGTGCTTCGCGACAAAGTGTTTTTCATACAGATCATCAAACGCCATGTGGTCAGTAATCAATGAGCATCCAACAATTTTAACTTGACCAATTGCAAAGGCTTTGCCTTTTCCTGTTCGCACAATTGCAACATTTTTATCAATGTAAGGGTGCAAGCTTCTACTTTCCCTTGTTTCGATGGTTTTAATACCATCAACAATAAGGTCTGCAAAGGGTATGGCAGTGTTTCGCACATTGATTCCAATCATGGCATTCATGTGTGTTTCCTTTCAGGAATGGTTGAAAATTAAACCGATGGACGGATTATGCCGACCTTTGAATGCCCTTGCTTGCCGTAGGGATATCTTGTTGCCAATGGCATGATGGTGAACAGACCATTTAGGTAAATGGTAGCACCGTCGCCTTTGTAGCATGCCACCCATTCAAGGGCTTCGCTGTAGGTGTGGGTGTAATGACGTTTGGTCCATCCAGTGCCTATGACGGTATAGCCTATACGCTTAGCGATGGCATTTGAAATGATGCGAGAGATTTTCATATGTATTTACCTTCGGTAATAGTGCAACAGTACACTGCAAAGGGCCTAAGCCCTTCACGCTATGCTGTCTGATCAACCTACGTATGCTGCCTTTGCTGTGCCGTGTGCCACAATCGCTATGCTCTTAGCTTGCACAGTGGTGCCAGCACACAATCCACATTTGTCACATGTGGTTTTGGAACCAGCTTCGGCACTGGCGGGGCAAAGCGCTTCGCTCTTATCAAGGGCAAGCTTACCCTGTGCAACCCATTGGTTGACAGGGATAACCCTGAATGTACGCTGTCCCTTAGCCCATGCACTCTGTGCCACTGTGAGGTTATCGGCACTCACCATGTACAGGGCAGCATTGAACGACGCAGTGGGCATGTTACTCTGATGGCTGTAACCTGTGTGACCCTCAGCTTCGCTAATAAGCGCTGTCCATGTATCCTGTGGCACTGCGGCACCATCTCCGTATGTACCGATTCTGACCATGCGACCACGTCCCAATGATGCCAATTGGTCCGGAGTCGCCACAGGATACTTACCTTCCTTGAAACCCTTGTACACAATGAGTACGCCCTGTCCCATGTTGACGTAGCATGTACGGCCTACGGCAAGCTTTTTGTCCGGGTTATCGGTAGCAGTGCCACGGTGAATACAGGTGCCACATATGGAGAAATCTTCTCCGCTTTTGTTGGCATCACGTGGGTCTATGTCAGACCTAAGTATGTAGGTCTGCACCATGTTGGCTGTCTTTTTGTTGGCACTTTTTACTAGTGCCACAACGACAATGGGCTTGCCATCAAGTGTAGACGGGCCTTGATATACGATGTAACCTGTGGGTGCTTTAGCCATGATATGTGTCCTTTAGAACGTTGTGAAAATTGAACCGATGACCGAATTATGCCGACCTTTTAATGCCCTTGTCAACTGTGGGGGCTTTAGTAGGTAAAGCCTACGAAGACGGGCTTGTCTGCCTTGATGAAAATCTCGCGGCAAATGTCGTTTGTGTCAGTGCATGAGAACGACTTCGTCGCCCTGTCATATGCACCCTTGATGTATACGGTAGAGCTGTCTGCCTTGCGCTTGATGTAGTCGCCGGGTTTGACTGTTGAAAGCTTTGCTTGTTGCATGATATGTGTCCTTTAGAACGTGGTTGAAAATGAATCGACGGGGTGGATTGTAAGGGGCTTTTTAAACCCCTGTAAAGTGTAGGGGTTTTTGTCAGGCTGTCAGTGCATTGTAAAGGTCATACAGTTCATTGTATGTTGCAACCTTACCCGTCGCTACAGCTACAAGCATTGACATGTTATCTATGTTGCCGCATTGGAGCTTCGCTGCATCGTAAAGCTTTGCTTTTTGCAGTGCGCTGATGATTTCGTTTGTTTGCATGATATGTGTCCTTTAGAACCGCAGCAAAATCGCTGCATGGACTCAATTATGCCGAGCTTTAATAACCATGTCAACTGTGGGGTTATGGTTGGCAGCAAAGCTGCAGCGCATAGGCGCAGGAAGCTTCATAGGCGCGCGAGGCTTTGTTGTGCAATGTAGACTGGCTAGTCTATTTTGTGTACCGCCAGTCTGTTTTGTGACTGATCAGTCTAAAAGCTGTATGTTTAACCAGTATATTTACCTCTGAAATCCGATTTTGAATCAGTTTACATGGTGCATGTAAGTCGTTGATCTTAAAAGGTATTTTTAAATCTAGGTGAAACGCACACACACCTATGTCATCACCTACATCATCACGCGCATGATGCATGTGATGCGCGCGCGCAGCCACGGCTGACGGGGGCGGGCGTGGGCCATGGGGGGTACCCGCGTATATTATGTACAGCCTCGTCCTAAAATTAGGAAAATAGGGTTTGTTAACCAACCCCTCCAACACGCACAGCATAGCCTAGAAGGCACCAGAACAGCCTGTGACAGTTTTAAACACACTAGGCAAGGGCTACATAGCTTGACCGCCTTGAAAGCCAGCCTTGCTCGTTTAAACTTACAAAACTCTGCAACCCATAGCAGTATGTAAGGCAAAGCTAGCAAGTGTTGTTTATGTGCAACAACAGCTAAACATTGTTGACACGCTACAACAACCTGTGTAACACTATGGGTAAGCAGTCGGGAATGAAAACACCGTGGGCTGCTCAGTTGTCTTAACGACAGCTTTCGCTACCAACACGGGGTTCACATCAAAGGTAGCAGCGTGGGACATAATTCTAGTGCGCGATGTAGCAGGGGCTTATTCCTTGTAAAGACTGGATGAAATGAAGTGTTATAAGCAACACGGATTCTAAAGTTTTTGCTTTAGCAAGTTGTCGAACCTTCTTCTTTAAGCGGGTTAAGACAAACTTTAACTAAAGTTTTTAAAACATATGTTCAATATCTCAATACAACCTCTAATTAGTCTATATAGCTATATTGTCTATGTTAAGTATTGTTAATAGATTAATGTATAATCTATGTTTATGACTACTACTACTTATTACACTAGACAACAACTTATTGATAATGGACAACTAGATGCTAAACCTTATAGCATTACTAATAGCGCCTACATTGCATTACATAATGATTGTTTAGATAGTGTTCACATACCTCATAGTGATGTTTACTATGTACGTGTTGCATTAGAGAAACATAGTGGCATGTTCTTTCCTTTAGATGTTGTTGAGAAAGCAATGAAAGCTGAAGGATGGAAAGATAAGAAGTTTGTTGTATAACTGTCACAGTTGTGAGGCATAGCCTCTTTAGTTGTTAATGAAAGAAACCATGGCTACCGCTCCTCCCTCTGCTTCAAACACCGCAGCCAAAGCTGCTAAATATCATCGTGAGAGACCTATAAATAAGCCTTTGCCAACACCGCAGATGCGTAGCCAGCTCAGGGATCAGGCCAAACTTGATGAGGCTTTCAGGCGCGCCACGCCAACA